TTAGCATCGGCAATGGCTTCTTTTAATAAGTCTCTGTTTGCCATTTGTTTGTTTTTTGTCCTCAAATAATTTTTGTTGGAAGTACGCTTATTATAGATTACTCGAAGCGTAATAGATATTTAAAATCTTAATACGATATAGAAAATCGTATATTGTCGGGTATACGTATATCAAAATATTTCAAAAACGCAAAAAGAAACCCTCCTTTTTTTTAAAGGAGGGTCAGTCAAAGGATTCTATCCTAAGAGGGGTTAAAATATTGGACAGGTTCCGTTAGCACAAAGGATTTCTGTTAATAAAGAATTAACTTTAGAATAATCATCTATTGGTTTTTCAATACCTTCTCTAACTAATTGCATGTATGAACCTGGATTTGATGGTGTACTTACAAAGTCCCAACATAGTAATTCAAAATCATCTTGTACTTCTAATGTTCCTTCATTAATTTCTTTTAATGAGCCCATACCACGAGATGATACACCTACTGTTACATTGTTATCAATAAGTGCTTTTAAGATATTACCAGATACTGTAGGTAAAATTTCTATTTTACCTATTACTTTATCTCCATCCCACCAAACTTCTCTAATAATATGAGAAACATTTTTTAAAGATATAATAGAGGATTCTGGATGGTCTAATTCTCCAGTTGATGTATTTTTTTTAATTGATTGTTGGTATTTATCAATTTCTCTTTCCCATAATTCTTTAGGATAATACCTACCATTACCATTTTTTACTTCGGCTGTAGCTAAAATACCCTCAACTAAAGGATTACCAGAAGGTGCTTTTAGCCCTTCATATAATTGTTGGCGTGATATATTAAATGGTATGGTTTCTATTAATATCTGTTTCATTATTGGTTGTTAGAATTATGTTAATTCGTTAGATAATTTTCTATATTTAGATATTAAATTAGCTATTTTATCATCTTTACCCATCATTGTGTTAATTTGACTAGATGCTAATTTTCTACCATAATATTTTTCTATCTCTTTATGAAGTTTTTCTTTCATTTTAATTTTTGTAAATTCATTTTCACCCTCACTATCTACTCCATACATGTCATCATAAGATTCTTTAACCTCATCAATAACTTCTTGTTTTTTCCCTCCGGTTAATTTTTCATATAGTTTGGAGGCTTTTACTTTATATTTTTCTAATTCTTTGATTTCTTTTTGTAGAACTTTAATCATTCTAGGGTCTATCATTTCTGCTAATTCCTCTGATTCAGCAATAGCTAATTTTGATTTTCTTTTTTCAATAGCCTCATCAATTGATTTAATTTTAGATTCTAAAGATAAAGCCTCATTGGATTTTTCAATTTCTTTAATTTCATTAGATATAGCAGATCGTTTGGCCTCTTGTAACTCACCATACCCACTTGATTTAAATTTACCTTTAGGAGCTTTTGGTTCTTCAGATTGTTTAAAACCAATTCCTTTTTCACCCATAAAAGAATTTTTAGCATAATAGTTAATATCTTTAGCCATATTTTTAGCTACAATAGCTTTTAATTCATCAACTGTTTTACCTTCATTTTTAGGATCTTTCATTTCAGTATAATAACCCATTAAAAAAGATTGGCCATAAACATTATCAATGTTTTTTTCATCTTTATAATTAAACTGATTATCTAAATCTTTTTGAACATCTTTATCAATTTTTTCAAATTCATTTTGATTACCATAATTTTTAGTATTTTTAACACCCACCACTTCTGTTAAATTATCATTAAAGATTTTAAACCAGTTTTTCTTTTCAACAGGTTTAGTTGCTTCAGATAAAATACTTTTGCTTTTTAAAATATTAACAGCAGTATTATAGTCAGTTAAAGGAGCTATATATTCAGGAAATACACGACGAGCACTTTTTAAAAAGTCATCTTTATTCCATTTACCTTCTTTAATAAGGTTATATTGTTGTTGTAATGTTTTTTCCATTTTATTATTTTTTCTTAAATAGTTCTATTAAATCATTTAAATATTCTTTAGCCATATCTGTACCATAAATAACATTAAAGCTAGGATTTTGACTGTATTGACGGATAGTTTCTTGTTTTGCTTGTTGTAATTGTCCTACTAAAATATTTAATTGTCTTTCAATATCATTAAAAGCACTAATTCTTTCTTCAATCCAACTTTTTAATTGCGGGTTTGGGATATTTAAATCATCAATATTAAAATCAGCTTCCCACAATTGTTTTACTTCAATACCTTTAGCAGCTTTATTTAAAGCTTTTTTATTAACTAAAGTATATTTAAAATTTTTTACATAAGTATTATTAGCAACTCCTTCTGGACCTGCTTTAGGACCTGGACCTAATGTAGCCCCTGGACCTTCTTTTATTTTTTTCTTGAAAGCATATTTAGATGCATAATTTTCACCTTCAGTTCCTGAAGTAAAATTAACTTGTCCTGCTCCACCCCCTGTAGTGCTTTCTTCAGATAATGATTTATTTTTATATTTAAAACTATTCATTTACTTTAATTAACTCATCTATTAATTCATAATATTGTAACAAATTAACTAAATCATTATTACCGATTTTAGAGATTTTACTTAAAGGAGTAATAAGATTTTGAATTTCATTAATTTTGATTTGAATTGCTTTATTCGTAACTTTTTTATTTAACTCAGTTAATTGAGATTTGATTTCTCCTACTTTAGTATTATAAAATTCTTTTAATTTAGGAGTTGAATCTACTGAATTAATAAATTCTTTTAAAACTATTTTTTGATTATCATTTAAATCAGCATATTTACCATTAAGTTTTTCTAACATAACTTTATATGTTAAAATTCTAAGATCTTTATCATATGATTTAAATTCTTCAAGTAAATTATCTTCAACTTTAGTTTTTTCAAAATATTTAGAAGATAAATGTTCTAATATATTTAGTTTATTAGAAATAATTTGATCAGGATTTGATAAATTTTCACTATTATATATTTCTATTAAGGTATATAATGAAGCATAAGCCTTATAGTTAGGTAATTTAGTTTTAAAAAATTCATCTAAATTATAATACTTTTGAATCTCATTAATTAAATTATATTTTTGTCTTTTTAAAGCACCTCTATTTAAATCTTTTGAAGATTCAATTAATGTACTAATTACTGTTTCAGCTTTAGCTTCAGTAATATTTTTATACTTTGATAAAGATTCATATAACTTGTATTCTCTGCTTAATTCTGTTTTAACAAAATATTTTTTTAAAAGGTTTGTTGCTTTAGAGTCTTTACCGGATAAAGTATCAGCAGTAATTTGTCTAACTAAAAGTTCAAATAAAAGTCCTGTATTCTTATATTTAGAATGGCGAATATTCATTCTGTAAGTTTTGTTATAAATATATAAAGATTCTTATTCCTTCAACTTAGATTCATCTAATAATGATTCTCCACTATTAGTTTCTTTAAAATTAATTTTTTTCTCTAAAGATTCTAATAATGTTTTATTTTTAGATACTATTTCTAAAGATAATGGAGATACATCTTTTTTAGGTCGACCATATCCTTCTTGGTCATCTACTTTCATATCTTGTCTACCTAATCTATCTCTACCAAATGGATTATCTTGAGTATTAATATTAGATACTTTTTCTTTAGGACGACCTAAAGGTGCTTTTTCATCATATCCATCAGGTAATTCATTTGCTGAGTATCTACCTCTACCATATAATGAAGCTAAATCGTGTGGTGTACCATAAGATTTGCCTGTTTCAGTAGGATCATTTCCTTCTTCACCTATTTGATTATATCTAAATGAACGTTTTTGATCTTGAGCTACTAAATCTCTCATTTCCTCATATTGGTCTTGACTAAAATGAAATATATTTTCATAAATCCAATCTGAAGATATTAATTTAGATTCCATCATTGTAGCTGCTAAATCCATTTTTTCCTTCATTAATGCGACACGTTCCTGATCATAAATTATTGAAGGAGTAGTTAAATTTAATTCAAAATTAGTTAAATTTTCAGCTGTATAACCTTGAGTATATAAATGTACTAAAGCAATTTTATATAATTCTGATAATACAATACGTTGTAATCTATCAATAGTACGAGCAAATCTAATATCTTCTGCTGCTAATGTGGCTTTACCTTGTAAATTTTCATCATACCCCATAAATGCTTTAGGTACTTTAAGAGCAGCGAATAATTTATCTCTTAAATAAGTGACGTCTTGAATACCATCATAAGTTAAACCTGGTGTTGTTTCAATTTTTGTTGTTTGGTCATTACCTCTAATTGGAATATAAAAGTCTTCCATTAGATTCTGCATATTATATTTTAAATTATATTCACCAGTTTGTTTATCCTGTAATGGAGTACGTTTCATAGTAGAAATTGTTTTCTGCATGAAATTTTCTACTTCATTAGGAGGAATAGAACCAACATTAATATAAAAAATACGTCTATCAGGTGAGCGAGAAATTCTATGAATTAACATAGCATCTTCCATTAAAGCATATTGTTTATAAATTCTACGAGCTGGTTCTAAATAACTTCTACCATAAGGTAAATAATTAACATCTGTCATTAAACGAAAATGAGCCATTTCATAATTTTCAAAATAAATAAAATTAGCATCTTTTTGAGTAGTCATGTTAGGAGTAGGATAATAACCTGAACTACCTCCATAAATACCTTCTGGTGAATATTTAAATCTTACAGCATTTGGGTGTTCTTTATCATAATTTTCTTGTCTATCAATATGATAAGCAGTAAAAGGAATAACATTATAAACACCATATTTTTCAGCAATTTCTAATTTAAGGAAAAAATCACCATATTTACACATTTGACGAATCCAAGACCATAAATTAAATTCAATATTTAAAACATCATAAAATAAATTATAAAGGATTTGTTGAATATCTTCATCATTAGA